CGGCTTACAAAATGACACGGAAGAGCACACTCAAAGCAGAAGATAAGTCTACTGTTTTGAAAGAGTCTCACAAGATCTTTACTAAAGATGACTTGTTGAGTACTTCGAAGAAAGTAGCTCAGGATGAGAGGGATTATAAGGAAGGATATTCAAGATTACTTCCTATTGTTCCTAATCAATCTAAAACTACTTCTTCAGAAAAGTTGGAAGAATCTCTTGCTAAACATTTACGAGTTGTAGTGTTTAAGCAGAAAGGAGATATTGTTTCAACTGTTAATGGCATATTTGTAGCAGGAAATGTTATCATGGTCCCTGATCATGCTATTCCTGATTCTCTTTTTGATATAGAGACTACAAATTGCCCTGGAGTACCTACGGGTACTACAAAGGATCAGAAGATTGGACCTGAAATGGTCTATCGCTGTCCTGAGAATGACTTTGCTTTGGTACATTTACCTTCAGCACCTCCTGCATCATCTTTTCTGGAATTTTTTCCGGAAGAGGAGATCAAATTCTATGGTCGTGGCAGTAAAATGCTTTTTAAGACCCATAAGAATGAGGTTGTCATTTCTCGTCAGGCTATTCGTCCTGTTCCAGATATTTTGGAATATGAGAGTAGTCAGAAAGAAGGTTTTCTCTTTAAATCTAATAAGAAATATAGATTAAAGAGTGCCTTGACTGGTGAATTGGAACACATTTCTCGTCCAGGAATGTGTGGATCACCTTATATCGATGCTACGAAGGGAATCATTTATGGATTTCATGTAGCAGGATATAATACTGGTGAATGTGTTGGTTTTGCCAACTCATTGACCCGACCCATGATTGAGAAAGGAATTAATTCTTTAAGGAATACAAGTTCTTTTCTTGTGACTCATGGATCAGGAGAGGTTAAAGTTAATACCTATGGGTGTAACTTTGAATTAGTTAATGCTAAGCCTCTCTATTTACGTGAAGATGGAACTGGAGACAGTTCTATCGTCACATTTGTAGGGCGTGTTCTTAAAGATGGTCAGGAGATGACATCAAATGCAAGAACCCCCTATATGCCAACGCCTTTTGATGGTGTCACAAAGGTGTTTGGGAAGAGCATGTATATGCCTCCCACACATCCTAATGATATCAAAAAGGCGATGAAGACTCTTAATAAATTAACTGATCCAGTTCAACATTATGAGTTTGATATTCTTCAGAAAGCCACTGAAGATTATCGTATGGCTACTCTTCCTTTGATTACAAATAATGATGAAGTTAAATCTTTGTTACGTATGTATACACAGGAAGAAGCCATGAATGGAACCGGTGATGGTGTTATTTTGGGTATGCCCAATAGCACTTCAGCTGGTTTCCCAATAATGAAATCAAAATTTCATTGTTTGGAACGCGATCCATTTGATCTATCTTTACCTTTGATTCCTCGACAGTTTAATGAAAACTTCGATATTCAAGGTGAGATTGATCGTACTCTAGTTGATTGGAGTAATGGAATTCGTTCTGAACCTATCTTTAAAGCTAGTAGTAAAGTTAATGAATTACTACCAAATAAGAAAG